AACCTATTATATGTGAGTTAAGACACAAGTATTTTTGGGACGGCGGCATTAGTTGTTGTACACAAGATATTAGACGTACAGGCGGTTTAGAGAGTTATCTTTAGGAACTCATCCACAGTAATAGTGGATAATGAATATTTTGTTTTTTTACTGTATTCATTATCCATTACGCGTACAAATTTAGTTCGTTTATTTAAATTTTCAACATACGCCTCCGCGATACTAACCTCTGAAAAGTTTTCCCCACGTTTATCAAATTCGTTACGGTAGATATTGTTAATTTTGGCACTGTGTGTCGTGTTAAAATCAAATCCTAATAAGAATATAACATCGTGGTTACCGTAATGATACGCAACACATATAGCACGAGTGCCCGAATCATTATCAACATTACATTTCGGAAAACTTTTCGTTAATGTTGATGGTGTGTAATGGCAGTGCAAGTAGTTACTTGTTATTACGTCATCTTCAATACGGTTGTCAACTGTTATTAATACATCGGGTGAATAATCCTTGTAGATGTTATTGCACCCATACACTGTGATATTATTGTAGTTGTTTAGTTTATTTGTGTACAAATGTTCTAAATTTATACCTAATCTACTTTTACCATTACCAACAACAATACCTATACTAGTAGGCATTGTATCGTGCATTAAGTTTGGGTCATAATTAGTGTTTGTTAATGGCTCATAACACAGAACAGTCTGTGTTGTTTTGGTACTAGTCAACACAACGCTAATAACTTTCCATTTTGTTATACAGAATGTTACGTTAAGAGGGAATACCTTACGTGGTTTACTATTAGGTACAAATAACCATAACGATGGGTCGTGCAACGATATTAACAAACATGTTCTTATACGGGTGTTTGACGCCACTAATCGTCAACTACAAACTTTAACGCCGTACTCTTTCTCGAAGCGTTTAGCATCATTTAAATCGTTAACCATTGGTTCGCCACGTATGTTTAACGATGTGTTAAGCAACATTGGACAACCAGTAAGAGTTAACCATTCTTCTAATAACTTTCTAATACCACTGCCGTCATTTGGCACAGTTTGTACTCTACTTGTTCCATCTTTATGAATAATAGCCGAGAACTCTTCTGGCTTCTTACAGCGTGCTACTGCTTGCATATAAGGACTTTTCTCGAATCCCTTGGGCATAGAGAAGTATTCATCTACAAACTCCTCTAATATAACAGGAGCAAATGGCCTAAAGTGTTGTCTACGTTTAATATCGTTTACTTTATCTTTAATTTCTGAACCTCTTGGATCTGCGAGCAGACTTCTATTACCAAATGCTCTCGGGCCAAACTCTGCACGTCCACTAGCAACACCTACAATCTTATTAGTTTGTAGTTCATCTAGTATTGCACGAACCGGATACAGCCCTGAAATATTAGAACCTAAGAACGCATCGGTCCAATTGATTTTTTTACCGTACGCTAATGCCGCGGCTCCTAAACTACTACCAGCATCCCCTGGGTTTGGCATAATCCATATATTTTCAAAGTAGTTGCCTAAATTTCTATTTGCTAAGCAGTTTAGTGCTACCCCGCCACAATATACTAAGTTTTTACTAGGGTAGTTATGTCGCGCATAATCCATTACACTGTATATTAATCCTTCTACAACTTCCTGCGAACTATTAGCAATGTCGTAATGGTCTGCGTCTGCACCTAAGAAATCATCAGGCACACCCATGTGCATATTTTCTTTAAACGTCTGCGATGATAGTTTATCAATGTACGTGTCTAGTATATCGTTCACATATTTTGGCTTACCATATGCAGACATACCCATTAGAATGTATTCTTCGTCTAGTGGTCGTAAACCAACACGTTTGGTCATTGCACTATAGAATAATCCAATGCTGTTCGGATAGCCTTTGCGCCATTGTAGTTTGTACTTTGCGTACCCAAGTAAATCGTACTCTGCTGTCCAAATACTAATAGTATCCATCTCGCCAATAGCATCGATGACAACAACAGTTGCGTCACGAAATGTACTTGTTTGGAATCCAGTTGCCGCATGACTTAAATGATGCCCGTAACTAACAAGTTTTTTATTTAACAAGTTAGGAGTAAGTTGGTTCTTTAGCACGCTACGTAGAGTTAAACTTCTATCTACCTTTTGCCCTGCACGTAATTGTCTGTACTTTTTTAACCAATGGTTTTCGTAGTACGCAACTGTTTGGATGTCGCCATGTTCTTGTGCTTCATCTAAAATCGCAGGACACAGATTAGCATCGTGTTTGCTTTTACTAAACCGTTCGCTATGACTAGCAAATTTAATGTTGCCGTACTCGTCTATTACTGTTACACCTGCGTCGTGAAATCCACAACTAATTCCTAATATATTACTCATTTTCCTTGTGCATAATACGAAAATAATTGGTTCCACCCACTTATAATTTTTTCGTCAAGCACTACCAACGGCATTGTTGAGTTTGGGTGTTCGTTATAGAAGTCTTCCTTGGACCAAAAATGCCCAGTAACATCTCTTTCTTCGTACGTCACTAACTTAGTGTTAAGTAACGCTCTTGACTGTGCAGATGCCCACTTGTTGCCTTCGGACCAAAATATATTCACTTACTTATAGATGAACGGGTCACGCTTTTTTAACTCTTTAAGTTTTTTTCTATAGCGAATCTCTAACTTAATTTTATTCCATAATCTTTTAAATATATTCATCTTACGCTCCTAATTTGTTGTTCCATATAATCATTATCACTCCAACTATATGGATATTCTGCATATGCGTCGCTAGTTTTAATACTATAAACGTCTAAATGGGTATTTAACACTTTCCAAATATCTGCATAATTTTCAGTATCGAACGACTGCATTAAATCGGTTTGGCCAACTTGTGGATGACCGATTGTTAATGGCTTATCATCTGGGTCAAACCCGTTATTAATCAACCATTGTTTAAAGTCAAGTAACTGCTTTTTCATAAAAGTATATTCACCTGGATTATTTGCCCATTCAATATCAAAATCACCTGCTGCTTGCGATTGTGAACGCATTGCTAACGTGGTTAGTTCATCTATATCTCTGCCATCTTCATCTTGGAATACTTCCCAATGATGTTTTCCTACTGCTTTATTAACACCGACATAAACCCCACCTAACGGTCTGTTTAGCGTTTCGATGCCAAATAAGTCATAATCTTCTTCAGTTAATTCAAATCGTGGTGCACTCATAAAGCACATCAACTGACTTGGGCGTTGCCACTCAGGCAGGTACTGCTTCTTACGTTCACTAAGTGTTAATGCCTCATACTCATGGCATAATAAATTTAATTGTCTAATGTGCCATCTAGTTTCACTGTCTGCTTCGTTGTAGTGGTTTGATATTTGTCCACCGGTGCCACTAGTGCCTTGTAATTCTTCAAAATATCGGTGCAACATGTTAAATCTTTCGTGGATTAACTTACCGCCATCTGTACGTTCGGATACTTCTCCTGTCATGATAGTATTATCGCGTGTGTAGTTATCATCAATCGTGTACGATAAACTTGAATCATTAATCGCGTTAATTGACGTATTAATTGATTTCAAAATATAATCAACATTTCTATCGTTCTCAGTAAAACCCAAGAAACAGAAATTCTTTTCTAAATGGTATTCGTCATTAATTAATACATTCAATGCAGTAAGCCATTTGCGTGCTAATGAACTATCATGCACATTGATATAAACCTTGTGCAAATTATTCGTTATACTGTCCTTTAATTGTATTTCTATTTTATCAAGTAATTGCTTTCCACCAATCATAAATCTCCTTGTTTTGTTTTAAAATATCATCCATGTTGTACTCATCATTTCTGATATTTTCTAATGTTAGTATCCGCTTTTTGCCTTTACTAATTCCTTCTTCGTGCCAATCCTGCCACTCATCTTCAAATGTAGGTCGAGTCAATAAATTCTCAAGTACATCTAACATTGGTTGCTGTAACTCTGTGATAATCGGCTTTATTTCTGTAATAAGATTGTTAACGTACTTGTGTAATATTTTCTTTGGCAAACACAATGGACTCATTACAATATCTGGCGTAAAAGCAAAGGTTACCTTTGCTAGTAGCATAGTATTTAACTCTTTGCTAAGGTTGATGATATTTTTTACTTCAAACAATCCAGGAAGTGTGAGTGTGAAATCAATACGCATTTGACGTGGGTTGGTTTGTATTGCTTGTGCTTGTTTGTAATATGTTAGCCATTGCTCGTACTTTAAGCCTGTTCTAATGTACTCGCCAATTTTACCAGTGCCGTCTAAACTAGCACATATTTGCCAATCTCTTATGTGTGCTAATATATCTGTATAAAGATTAACACCTTTGTACTCAACGCGACTTAAATTTGTATTGTATCGTGCGTACACATTTCCGCCATCGCCGTTGTCGACAATTTGTTTCATGAAATCCCAATGTTCTTCCATCGTAAGTGGTTCGCCACCGACCCAATATATTTCTTCAACTCGATGTTCGTCTACAGCGTCTTGGAATTCTTTACGTACTACCGTATCCTGAAATTTAGATATCTCTTGTTTAACATCGGGCCGCATCCAATTGTTTTTTGGGTTAGACAAGTCTATCATGTTGTGTTTGCGTTCTTCGCTTTCCCAACTAGAACTGAGCATATCACCACACATTCTGCACTTAAAATTGCACAAATTACTAAATCTGTAATCCCAACTAACAGGCTTCATTTGTGTGTAACCATTCTCGTCGGTTTTATCCCATATATCCTCGTACTTGTGTTGGAATAAATGCCAAAAGTAACTGCGATAAACATCTGTATTAAGTAGTTTGTGATTACAGACTTGGCATTCTTCAGGCACTTCGTTGTTCATCATCTTTTTACGAACTGTTTTAACGTGCTCGCTGTTCCACCATTCATCTAATGTTAGTGGGTTATATACGCCATCTGCATCTGCTGTATCGATGTACTGTTTAAAGTTTTGTGCAGGTTCTCTACTAGCACAACATAAGCGTCTTTCAGATTGCGGGCTAATATACGTATGCGTCCACGGCGCCATACATAACGTATCGGGTTTGATGTTTGGCTTATTCATACCCTATTGCCGTTGCAAGTTCATTGTGGTGATTAGATAGTGAGTGTCCGCGACGTTGGTCTAACTTTTTAATATCTAGCAACAAATCATAATGACTTGCGCCTTCGCGTTGCATCATAAAGTTAGCAGTGCGTTTAAATTCTTCTACGTGCTTACTGCTTGAGTTTACTAACTTAGTGTACGCAATCTCTTTTGCTTCTGTTGGCAATGATATAATACTATGTACTTGCGCATCATGCAACATGTTCCAATACACAAAGTCAAACCCTTGTGCATCAATCCATTCTGCAACTTCGTCTAAGTAAAATACGTTAAAAATATTAATAGTACTGCATACTTGCAACGATATATTACTGAACTGTTCTCTCAAATCTTTGAACTTTTGTATATTAATTTCTACTTCGTTCCATTTTGCTTCTGTGCGTTGGTACTCAAACCGTTCTTTGGTTGCGTCAATACTAAATGCAATTTCAACATGTTTAAAATGAAACCAAATATCTTCCGCTTCTTCTGGATAGATAGTGCCGTTAGTGTTGTAGTGTATTTCTATCTTGTGTGCAACGCCCATGTCTACTAATGTATTAAGAAATTCAAAATGTTCCTTAATCATAAATGGCTCGCCGCCAGTGAACTCTAAGTAACGTATTGCACTAACATGTTCTTTTAATTCATTCCAAAATGTATTGGACTTACGTGGCCACGCACCTTTTTGAACCATTGTACGATGAAAACTAGTCTTACGTTCTTCTTTAGGCAGTGCTTTTAACTCTTCTCCTGCGTACGTACTAGAACTCCACGAACCACATATACGACATTTTAAGTTACATATATTTCCCAACTTTAAATCCAAGAAATACAATTGCTTAGGTTCTTCTGTCCATTCTGTTTCGTGCCTGAGTATATCTTTTAGTCTATCTAACGTATGTATACGTTTACTAGTTCTGCCTGCATCTTCTTCTGCCCAACAGCGTTGGCATGCTGACGGTTGCTCTCCGTCTAAAAAATAACGACGTAAATTAGTCATATCGACGCCGTTAGTAATATCATCCAACTTAGCATTGTTTAAATCAAACTTATTGCCTAAGTTATCGCTGAGTTCGTTCTTTGCTAAACAACACGGACGAACAGTGCCAATTGGACTCGCTTCTAAACTAACCCAAGGTAGAACACAAAATTTATCATGTGGTAATTTCATTTAATTCAGGTATTGAATCAAATATGTTTTCGTTGCGTATTTCATCTAGTTGTCTAGTTTTTTCCCAAAAAGTGTTCAAGTAATTAGTGTTATTTACGTCTAGAAAATTTATAGCACTAATAAATCCATTAGTGGCACGTTGCAAATCGTCATGTCCTTCTAACCACTTAATATGTTCTTGGAACTTAACACGTATCTTATCTTTATAATGTTCAGGAGCAATATCAATACGGTAATGCATTGGGTCTTGCAGAATGTTTATGTTTAAGTCTTGATGCTTTAATAAGCCTTTCTCTACCCAATCTTTATGGAAGTCTGTAATGTGCATTGCATTCATAATACTTAATGTAGGGCTAATATAAAAGTCTACGTTAGGACAAGTATCCATCATACGCCTGCGATTATCTTCTACTGTACTCCATACTGTGCCTTTGCGAATGTACTCTGCATGTTTGCCCATGGCATCTAAACTAGCGCCAACGCTTACACTATCGAACTTCTTCCAATAATCAAATACATAGCGGTCCTTTAACTTAACTTGTGTAAAGTTTGTGTTGTATATTAGGCGTACATCAAATTTACCTCTACGTTCTAGTTCTTCTAAAATAACGTAGTGCTCATCCATCATTAATGGTTCGCCACCTGCAAAGTAAATTTGTTCTACGTAATCAATGTGTTTCATTAATTGGTCAATCATGTCTGTTTTAGACTTACCACTTACTAGTAGAACTTTATTCTCATTTTTCCAATTAGGATCGCCTGCTTGTTCTGCTAAATGACTTTGGTCTTTGTGCCAACTACTACTAAAGATATGCCCACAACTTCTACAACTCAAGTTACATAGATTACTAAAACGTATGTCCCAATAAGTCATCTTAAAATCACGTACAGTACCTGCATCGGTGGTG